GCGCAGACGGGACATTCTATGCGGCAGGCAGCGAATGCTCGATCGTTCTGACGGCTGGTACCGTTGACGGCGTTTCTGTGGCCGGTGAAACCCTGGCCCATTTCAGCATCGAGCGGGCAGGCGGCGTCCTCGCCCTGGCAAAAGGCGCGAATGGATTTACAGCGATCAAAGACGCCGTCGACGACACGCCTGGTCTGGTTTGGGACGTGGATTATTCGGGACACCTTACCCCGGGAAGCTTCGGAAACGTGGTTGCAAATCTGCCAGATGCAGCGACAACTGCTTACACGGTTTGGCAGGCAGATCCGGCAGGCTGGTCCTCTTCCCCCGACACCTTTGGAAAGCTGGCGATTGATACTTACGTGACAGCAGCCCTGATTAAGCCTGTAACCGACAAGCTCGACACAGCAATGCAGCTGGACGGGATCGTTTATCAGTTTACCGCAAACGCACTGGAGAACGCTCCGTCCGGAGGTCTGACAGCAGCTGACGTGTGGACATACGGAACCCGCGAGCTGACAGCAGGAACCAATATCGTTCTTGCCAAAGGAACCGGAATTACCGGGTTCAATGACCTGAGCAGTGCAGACGTCGAGGCGGCGGCAGATGCAGCGATCCTGGCTGCAGGCGTTGACCCGACTGTCATGGGACGCCTGGACATTGCTGTTTCAACCAGGCTGGCATCCGCAAGCTACACGACCCCGCCAACAGCAGCAGCAAACGCAGAGGCTCTCCTCAAGTACGACATGTCTGCAATCACAGGCGAAGCCAGCAGATCTCCGCTGAATGCCCTGCGCATCCTGCGAAACAGAATGTCAACGGAATCCGGCGACCTGGTTGTTTACAAGGAAGACGACACGACCGAGGCATGGACGGCAGCCTTGACGACAAGCTCCACGGCGATCCCGATTACCGGAACGGACCCGACATAGAAAATGGCAGGCGGATTTAGATCCCTTATAGGAAAATGGATCGGGGGACTCTCATTTCCCCGACCGAAGCCGGGATTTAGGGGAGTGTTGGGATTTTGGCTGGGGGGCCTCAATGCTCCATCTGAACCAGCACCCCCCAAACGCGGCCTTTATGTTACCCAGGAATACCTACGGAAACTGGAAGAGCTGAAGAAAAGCTTTTTCCAGGAAGTGAAACGGGAACGGCGCGCCCCCAGGATCAGGTACGTCGAAGATCCAGCGCCATCCCCGGTTCCGAAAATGGTGGCCGCACAGAAGACGATTGCGAAGCCAGCGGTGAATTATTACGATGAGGAAATCGAAATCATTCTGCTGGAGATCCTATGAAGGCGATCAAGGCCCTTCCCGTCCGGGATAAAGACTACCGCGCCCTGGAACGGGAAATTAATCGCATCTATTGGGAAGTGATTTACAAGCCACTGGTGGCGGCTCTCCAGGTACCCAAAGCCGAAATAAAGAACGCCAAAGCCCCACTGTATATCCGCAGGCCGATCGTCAATGCTGACCAGATTATTGAATGGGCAAGATCCCAGGGGATTAAATCAACCCTGAAGGCTGAAGATCTGCACGTTACAATTTGCCATTCTCGGGCTGGTGTCGAGGCAAAAGACATAGAAAAGGCAAAAGGAACGATCGCTATAAGCCAGAAATCCGGGCGCCTTGTTACCCGGCTGGGAGACAAGGGTGCTGTGGTTCTGATGTTCCAATCCTCTGTTCTTCAGACCCGGTGGTTGGAATTGATCGAAAAGCATGGCGCATCCTGGGATTACGACAGCTATCAGCCTCATATCACCCTGACATACGATGCAAAAGACGTCGATGTAACAAAAATCACTCCGTATCCAGGCCTGATCATCCTTGGCGATGAAATTCATGAGAAGCTGGTCTCGTCCTGGAGGCATAAGATTACCGAGCTGATTAATGCCCAGGGCGATGCGCTCGACCGGGCCATCGTCAATGGGACGGTTTATCTTGAGAATGGTATTTTTAAGGGAAATTTCACCGCAGCCATAAGCCGGGATCTTAAATCCATGGGGGCCACGTTCAATCCAAAGTCAAAGACATGGTCATACGCAGGCGTCCTCCCTGCCCATATTTCAGTCTCGCTGGCCACGTCTGAAATGCAATATACCGCCCTTCGCAAGCGCGTCATAAACGCCCTGGATAATATCGATATCGGGAAAATCGACAGGCTCTCCAGGGTGCGGCAGCTGTTCGGAATAGAGATCGAAGCGCTGGATAAGGAATTTAAAAAGGCCGTCAAATCGATAACGATTCCGCCAAATCTGACCCCCGGCACCGTGGCGGCACTGTCTGCTGACTGGTCTAATAATCTGGATCTTTACATCAAGAAATGGGCAGCCGAGGACATCTTGGCTCTTCGCCAGCAAGTCCAGGACAATGCTTTCGCCGGACGGCGCGCATCATCAATGGTTCAGGCCATCCAGCACAATTATGGGGTTTCCAAAAATAAAGCGAAATTCCTGGCGCGCCAAGAAACCAGCCTGCTCGTGTCAAAGTATAATCAGAACCGCTTTCAGGAGATTGGCAGCTTCGGCTATCGATGGTCAGGCGCAATGGACGAGCGAGAAAGGCCGGATCATAAGGCATTGGAAGGTGAAATCTTTTCCTGGTCGGAGCCTCCGGTGGTCGATCTTAAAACAGGCCGTCGATGCCACCCTGGAGAGGATTACGGCTGCCGCTGCATCCCGATTGCGCTGTTCAACTGACCATTTTCACCGACTCACGAAAATGGTCCGAGACCCCCGTCCTTGTGGAAATTAAATTTTTAATATACTCTCTGGGGGTGTAAGGGGCTTTTCCGCATGTCAGGCACTGAAATTTCGAACGCTAGTCAGTACGGAAAGATTTATTACGCGCGCCATATGGTGCCGGGTCTGTGTGGCTATGAGGATGAAACAGTCCTGGTCAACGCAGATACCATGAAGCGTATGGCCCCCACCTTTGACGGAAAGCCGATCTACGTCCTTCACGACAATCGAACAGAGGAAGAGCGCGTCCGCACCCTGCAGGAAACCGCTCACGGCTATGTTACCGAAACCTTCTACAACGAGCTGGACGGCTGGCTATGGTCCAAAATGGTCCTGGTCAATGACGATGCCCTGGCAGCGATCGGAGAAGGCTGGGCAGTATCGAATGCTTACGTCCCCTTGGAGTTTGGAGAGGGTGGCCTGCACAACAACCTTCCCTTCGATCGCCAGATCGTAAACGCCAAATTTACCCATCTGGCCCTGGTCCCGAACCCCCGGTACGAGGCCGCTTGTGTAATGACCCCCGATGAGTTTAAGATTTACCAGGAAAGAAACCGCGAACAACTGAACGAACTTCGCAACAGCAAAACTGAAAAGAAAGGCTACATCATGAAATTGTTCAAGACCAAGAAAGAGGAAGTCAGCACGGTTGACGCGGACACCCTCGTCGAAATGACAAACGCCAAGGGCGAAGTCGTGGAAATGACCGTCCAGGAAATGGTAAACGCCGTTGAGGCTTCCATGAAGGCCGAAGACGAGAAGAAAAAAGGACAGGCAAAAATCAAGGTCGGCAGCAAAGAAATGACCTTGGAAGAGCTGGTCAACGCCGTCGAAAAGCTGAACGCCAAGAAAAACTCTGACGATGAAAAGGAAGAGAAGGACAACGAGGCGGATGAAGACGACGAAATGGATAATGAATCCGACAAAGAAGAGAAGGACAACGAAGACGGCGAAAAGGATGAAAAAGACAATTCGCTCGGTGACGTCGATCACTTCAAAGAGCTTTCCAATGCCAACAAAAAAACTGGCGTAGGCAAGAAACATCGCATCGAAAACAACGCCACAAAGCTGCAGCGCGGCCAGTCCCGCTACGGCACAACCCACTAATATCCAAGGCAAGAGGAAAGGAACCTAAACCATGGTATTGAATCCCAACCAGTTCTCCCAGACCCCTGAAGTCGGCTATCTCGACCTTCAAACTGGCCTGAACAACGTGATTTCCTGCGTTCATAAAGCAGGAGAAGCAACCGCCCTGGTACCGGGCCAATCTGTGAAGCTGGTTGACAGCTACACCCCAATCCCTGCCGTCGAGGCCTGCGATGCAGACACCGAGATTGCATGGGGCTTCGTCGTTCGAAACCTGAAAGACGCTGATTTCCCGGCAGATGCTCGTCTGGAAGTCGCTCGTGCTGGTACCGTCATGTTCTTGACTGCTGGCGCAGCGATTGCCCGTGGCGCGAACGTTTCGTACCAGGTGGCAACAGGTAAAGTCATCACGCAAGCGACCACTGACACGATTTCCGGTCAGGCTCTGGATAAGGCTGCTGCTGATGGCGATATCATCCGCGTTATCATCAACCCGGCAGCGGCCCCGGCTTAATCCGGTCCCAATCTGTGAAAGGAACAAAAAACATGTCTAAATTTGAAGTTCTCAACAGCAAGGGCAGCCCGGTTATGCTGACAAGCCAGGAAGCGTTCCTTGCGCGCAATCTCCAGCGTCAGTACGAAAACATGAAGCCCGGTCTCCCCGGCTTTGAAAAGCACAACGCCCTGGCATACGATATCGACATCACCAGCCTTACACAGCTGATCAAGTCGGTAACGGAGCAGAAGTTCTACGAGGTAAACTTCGCAAACTATGTTCCGGTCGTGGTCGGTGAAGGCGCATGGTCGTCCCAGCTGGTCAAATACCGCAGCTTTGACGTTGCGGATGACTTCGAGACAGGTGTGCTGAATACCGGAACCAGCCATGCGAAACTGGCCTCCGTCAGCACAGCCGTTGACGCCGTCTACACCCCGGTCGTGAACTGGGCGAAGGAAATCACCTACAGCATCATTGACCTGATGCAGGCTTCCCGCTCGGGTAACTGGGATCTGGTTTCCTCCATGGAGAAGGCGCGCTACCGCAACTGGTCCCTGGGCCTGCAGCAAGTAGCGTTCTGGGGTTCCACGGTGGTTCCGGGTGTCAAAGGTCTTCTGACCTTGGCAAACGTAAACTCCAACACTGCTCTGATCACGAAGAAAATCTCTTCGATGAACGCGGCAGAGTTCCAAGCCCTTCTGGCCGGACTTCTGGAAGCATATCGTGCAAACGCAAGTCGCACGGCAATGCCTACAGCCTTCTACATCCCGGAAGACGATTACAACGGTCTGGCATCGTCTGTTGACGAGACCTACCCGCTGAAATCACGCCTGGAGCGCCTGCTGGAAGGCCTGCGCCTGATGACACAGAATCCGAATTTCAAGATTCTGCCATGCGCTTACGCGATCAAATCCGTAAACGCTTCCATCACAGGTCTGAACAAAAACCGTTACGTCCTGACCAATTACGATGAAGACAGCATCCGCATGGATCTGCCCGTGGACTATACCAACACGATGCAGAACACGCTGAATGGCTTCTCGTTCCAGAACGTAGGCTACGGCCAGTACAGCGGTGTCGTGGCTTACCGTCCCGCTGAAACGCTGTACTTCGACTGGTCGTAAGGAGGCCCTGAAATTGACTAAAATCAATCTGTTTAATAAAGGCGAACGCAAAATCATCACTGCTGAAGGCGATCTTGAACCGAAGGGTCACAAGACGTTTTCTGCGGAGCTGGCCGAGCGTTTGCTTTCCCTCTACCAGGGCGAAGTAGTCCGCCATAACGACGATGTTGTCGAGGGTCCTGAAGATCAGGAAACCGAAGACGGCGGCGATGGCACCGACGAAACGTCCTCAGCCACGGAGCTGAAAAAGCTGAAAAAAGATCAGCTTCAGCAGCTTCTGGTCGACGAGGGAATTGCCTTTGAAACCGATGCCAATAAAGACCGCCTGATCGAGCTGTATCTTGCAGCCAAGGGCGAGTCCGATGGCACCGATGAAACGTCCGAATAAAAGCCAATGATGGGAGATCGCAGTGGATCTAAGTACGATTACAGTCGCAGACTTTAAAGCGTATTTCCGCCGCGATTTCCCATACCTTCCTGTATATTCAGACACAAAGCTCTACAATATCGGTGCCAGGGTTTATTATCCTGACACCGAATTGTTTTACGACTGCACGGAGAACGGGGTAACTGATGTCCCGCCGACGACAGATCCGGGTCCGTGGGTTCTGGTCTCCGACGACATCGACAATTACGTCTTGGACGAAGACATCGATAAGGCCTTTGGCGAGGCCGAAATCAACCTTAACCAAGACCTGTTTGGCACCGATGCTCAGATCCGGATTGGATACCTGTATCTCAGCGCCATGTATCTTGTTCATGATCTGCGCGCGGCCCTGCGCGGTATCGCTGCGGGTGCAAATTTTACCGTGTCGGCAAAGTCTGTCGGCAATGTTTCGGAGTCCTATGCGATCCCGCAGGCCTTTATCGACAACCCGATTTATCAGATTTACACACAATCGCCGTATGGGCTGAAGTATCTGTCTCTTGTCCTTCCCCAGCTGGTCGGTAATGTCGGCGCAGTCGCGGGAATGACGCACCCATGAAGCAAACCAAAATCACCATGAACCTTGATGGATTGCACAGTATGGTCGAACAACTGGGTAAAACATATGTGACAAAAGTCGGAATTTTAGGGTCAACAAATGCCAGAGATGACGATGACGACATGGGAAACGCCGACATCGGGATTATTCACGAGCTTGGCAGCTTGAGCGCAAATATTGAGGCTAGGTCTTTCCTTCGTATGCCACTTGATCTTAAGAAAAAAGACCTGATGAAAGTTTTTGATACAAGTTCGATGAAAACAGCGATGGAGGTCGGTGACTTTAAAAAAGCTCATGCCTTACTGGGAGTCAAAGCAGAGGAAATTATTTCCGAGGCCTTTTCTTCTGGCGGTTTTGGTCAATGGAAAGATATCAAAGAGGCAACGAAGAAGGCTAAGGGAAGCAGCGCAATACTTATTAACGAGCGGGAACTCCAACGCGCAATCACGTCAGATGTTGTAAAGAGGAATGAAATTTGATGCCGCCTAAGCCCCTCAATCAGATTTCGGGAATGCCCCAGATGAGCGCCGCCTTTGAAGGCTGGACCACAAATCTTATTCTGAAGCTGGTCACCCAAACAATTACGGACGGCTTTGTAACAGACACCACGACCGATCTGAATGTTTTCGGCACCTGGCAGCCATTATCCCCAGAAGAAATCGCCCTGAAGCCGGACGGCCAGCGTTCATGGGAGTGGATCGATCTGCACATCGAGGGCAGCGTTCTCCTGTTTGCCACGAACGACCGGGTCATGTACGGCGGCCTAAAATACAAAATTATGGCTGTGAAGGATTACACCCTGAACAATTACAGCGAGTACCACCTGGTTCTGGATTATCAGGAATGATCGACAATCGATTGGCCGAGCAGATATTGATTGGGGTCATCGCGGCAGAAATGTCGATCGATGCAGCCAGGAATATATGGGTCAGAGACCAGAACCGAAAAATCCCAAACGACGAAGACCTTTACATTATCGTCGGAACGGTCGACTCCTCATTCATTGCCAGCAAATCAGAAATGATTGAAAGAGTCACGGCGGGGCCTGATCCGGTCACTCAGCAGATTGAAGTCACAAGCGTTCAGCTGCGCGAGAACATCCAAATCGACGTTTTGTCACGGTCAAACTCAGCGATTATCCGGCGCTGGGAGGTTATTGCAGCCCTCCGCAGCATAAGAAGCCAGCAGGCGCAAGAAGCCAATTATTTCAAGATTTTCCCGCAGCCTTTGACCTTCGTAAACTCAGCGATCGCCGAGGGCGGAAGCCAGCTAAATCGTTTCACCCTGTCTTTCCCATGCTTCGTATGGTATAGAAAAGAAAGGGTTTTGACGCCAGACGGCGACAACTATTACGATGATTTCACGACTCGCGTGGACGACGAAAAGACAATCGGCACCGAGAATGGTATTTTCGAGTTCAGCATATCAGCAGAGGAATAACAAAAATGTCAGTTCTCCCTATCAGCAATATCATTAACGTTACGATCACAAACACCCCGTCTGGACTTGCGGAGCGCAACGTTAACACCGTGGCGATCTTAACGAATGACGCCCCGAACAACTTCGACGTTTACCGGGAATATATCAGCGCTGCCCAGGTTGCAGCCGATTACGGTACCAGCAGCAAAACAGCGCAGATGGCGAATGCCATTTTTGCCCAGACCCCGAATATCAGGACCGGAAACGGAAGCCTGATCATTATTCCTCTGATTGCTGCCGTATCAGCGACACGGGGAGATTTCGCAACAGCGAACATTTCAGCCAACCTGAATGACATTCTGGCTGTTACGAGCGGGGATATCCGAATCACGGTCAATGGCGTTAATTACGACCTGACACAGCTGAATTTCTCTGAATGCCTCAGCTTTGCGGACGTGGCCGAGGTTATCCAGGGACGCCTTGTAGACGCGACTGTAACGGCAATTTCCAACGGCCTGCGGATATACAGCAAAAAGGTCGGATCTTCGTCCACAGTCGCCTTGGCGGCGGTCCCGGGCGGCACAGGAACGGCTCTGAACGGTTCCGGGTATTTCAACGCAGCTGGAGGGACGGCGGCATCGGGTGCCAACAGCTCCGGTGAAACGATACTGCAGGCGATCGCCAGAACAGAAGGCGCTGTCGGCTATGTCGGAATGATGACGACCCTCGATCTGGAAGACGCCGCTTTCGCTGCCATCGCTACGGGCGTCCAGGCGATGGACAAAATGTTCTTCCATCACTTCGCATCGACGCAGGATATCGCAGGCGCAGCAACGACGAACAAAAACGCCAGCAACACAAAAACAAGGCCGCTGCTGTACACCGCAGGACTGGACGAGGCAAACCTGATGAAAGCGGCATATGTTGGCCGTGCATTCAGTGTCAATTTCACGGGCAGCTTCACCAGCCAGACCATGAACCTCAAGGCCTTGGCCACAATCACCCCAGACCTCGGCATCAATCAAACGCTCTATGGTCAGGCGGACACAGCCGGTATTGACCTGTACGTTTCCTATGATGGCGTACCGTCTGTCTACAGTACGGGCGGAAATGACTTCTTTGATAACCCGTACTCTGATCTGGCCCTCAAGTTTGCCCTGGAAACGGCTGGCTTCAACTTCCTTCGCCAGACGAACACAAAGGTGCCTCAGACAGAGGCTGGTATGAACGGGCTTAAAAATGCCTACGCTCAGGTCTGCGAAAGATTTGTCCGTAACGGATGCATAGCCCCCGGGGCCTGGACATCATCTGAAACCTTCGCTGACCCGCAAATCTTCAAAAACAACATTCTGATTCGCGGGTACTACATCTACAGCTTGCCGATCGTCCAGCAATCTTCTGTGGAGCGTGAAGATCGCAAAGCCCCCCTGGTACAGATTGCCGTCAAGCGCGCTGGAGCCATCCACACCAGCGATGTCATTGTCCTGGTTAATGATTAAGGAGATCAATAATGGGAACTTTTACAGTCACTTCCGCCGACACCCTGACCTTGAAAGATCGCGTTTTCACCGACTTCGCTGATGACGATGTAACACAAATCACGTTTCCGAATGACGCCGTCACCATGAAGACGGGGAAAAATCGGAACACGATTTATGCGAAAAACGAAACAGGCAACAACGCAAACCTGGTTCTTCGTCTTGTAAGGGGTTCAGCTGATGACCAGTTCATGCAGGCAGAACTCGCCAAGATGGAGCAGGATTTCGTCTCAATGGGCCTTTTCAAGGGAGAATTTGTCAAACGCATCGGCAACGGAGAGGAAGGGGCAAATAACGTTGTGCGCGATGTTTACACCCTTCTGGGTGGCGTTATTGTCCGCCGCGTCGATGGCAAGGAAAACCTTTCTGGTGATACGTCCCAGGCTGTGTCGGTCTATAACATGACCTTCGCTCAAGCCCAGCGCATCATCCAGTAGCATAGCCTCTCCCAATATGGAACGGACTTCCCCCGGTGTAACAGCCGGGGGTTTTTTCGTGCTATGCTCTGTGGTATCCATAGGAATGCGCAATTAACAGGAGTCTGAAATGGAATTTTTTGCCCCGTCTGAAAAGAAGGTCGTTATCAATATCGCGTCGATCGAGGAGTCTATGGCTTTAAAGGACGCGATTGTCTCTGAGTTTGCCCGATCAGGAATAAAGATCGACGTGGCTTTGGAGAGCCTGAACAGCGCTTCGGATATTGATTTCGACGTGGCCAGCATTGCGCGCCTGGTTGCCCTGATAGATTCATCCCCGGTTGTCAGAGACAGGATCCTGGATTGCCTGAAAAAATGCACTCATGACCGGGAAAAAATCACCCTTAAGACCTTCGAACCAGAGGACTACAGGCAGGACTACTATCCGGTTATGATGCAGTGCCTCAAGGTAAATCTTGCCCCTTTTTTCAAAGGTCCGCTTTCCAAGTTTGCTCCCTTCCTGCGGGCCTACCAATCTCGGATGCAGAGCCTATCAGAAAACCAGAAATCATCGTCACCGATCAGCTCGGATTCATCTGCACAAGGCTAGCAAAATCAGGGTATTACGGAGGGGATCCCGATGCCGTAAGGCGCGCACCCGCTGACACCGTGATGAACATCCTTCATTTCGAGAGCTTTGAAAGCGAATACGAAATCGCGTATGATAAGCTCAACAGAAGGGCAGCCCCATGAAGCTCGGAGAATTTTTCATCGCACTCGGTTTCGATGTCGATGACAAGAAATTGAAGGAATTCAACGACAACCTCAAGGAAGGCTACAAGGACATGCTGAAGCTGTCCGCCGTGGCCGCTGGGGCTGTCTATGCCGTGAACAGCTTTGTTTCCGGATCTGTGGCCGCCGCCACCGCCCTCCGCAATTTCAATACTGAAACCGGAAACAGCATTGAAAATCTGCAGAAATGGCAAGTCGCCTCTACCCTGTCCAACGCCGCAATAAGCGCAGACGAGGTAACGGCTAGCTTCAAGGCTATGGCCACATCGATCGCAGATGTCACCATGGGTAAGGGGCCATCCGGCCAATTTGCAATGCTGGGAATTTCAGACGTTCGTGGCCGCGATGTCGGCGAAGTCATGGAAGAACTGCGCGCCAATTTTGACAGGAACGTCAAGACCTGGGGGCTGCCGCAAACCGTAAACCTGATGCGCGAGGTCGGATTTGATCCAGGCATGATCAATGCCCTAAAAATGACCCGGCGTGAGTTTGACGAGATCGTTGCGGGAAAGATACTTGATCCGGAATCACGCCAGCGACTGGTTGATCTCGGCGATGCAATATCAAAATTTAAATGGGAATTCAAATTCTTTAAGGATCAGGTTTCTGCCGAATGGTCGCCCCGCCTGATTGAAATACTCGAAAAAAGCATTCCAATTTTGAAAGATTTTGGGCAATCGGTATCTGCTGTCGGCGGAGCGCTCAAGGATCTCTGGAAGTCATTCGACCCTGAATGGCAGAACAGCATGATTGCGCTGGCCGGGTTCCTGCTGGGGTACTTCAATCCGGTGACAACCATGTTTATCGCTCTGGCTGCTGCAATATGGGACGTTGGCAGGGCTTTGCGAGGACTTGAGTCGTTTACGGGTAAAACTGCGCTGTGGCTTCTAAACCTGATGGCCAGCGAGGAGGGCAGCATTATTGCCAATCTCAAAAAGGAATTGGAAGCAGCCGGAAATGGCCCCGCAGAGAACATAAAGCCCAGCGGATCGCGCCGGGTCAATAAAAACGAAGATCCGGGATACAGCATCGTGCCGGATGATTTCTTCAGGAAAAACGATTTCATGCGCTTTTATGAATCGTCCCTAAGCCCGGTAAGCAAACAGCCGACCGATCTGCAGCGCGCGATGCAGAATAACGAAACAAACCTGAATAATTACATCAATATTAATGAGGCATCCGATGCGCTGACGATCGCAGACATTCTCACCGTTTACCAACAGCGCATGCTGAATAATACCCAGGCGCAGCAAAATAATGGCGTGAGGTACTGATGGCCCTTTCTTCGATCAAGTGCAATATTAAGACAGACCCTCTTCTTGAAGAGCTGATCCTGGAGGCTGAAAAAAGCCCATCCATCCGGCAGGCGCTTATTTTTCTGATCGACGAAGAAAGGCTTTTTAAAGCAGAATTCAAAAACACAGACACGGTTGTCGTTCATCTGACTGATGATGCCCTGCGCCTTTTGGATAAAGCGAAAGGTCTTTAAATGGAAACAAATCTGCAAATCCTGGCTGATAGCATCAACAAAGCGATCGTCACCCCCTTGAACGCATTCGGACTCGGGGGATTTATTTTTGATATCGAAGGCGAAACCTCGATAAATCTGACGACTGAAATCACAGACCATTACCTCGAGGACAACAGCGCCGTACAAGATCATATTGCGATCAGGCCAAAAAAAGCCGTCCTTAAAAGCTATGTAGGGGAACTGGTTTATCGGGAAGACGACAGCACAGACACCTTTGTGCAAAAGGCCGTCCAGAAGCTTACAACGCTCTTTGCATACAGACCACCGATTGCGCGCGCAGCACAACAGGCCATAGATTTTATCCGTAATGGCAGCATTTCCGATATAAGCCTGGATAACATCACGCTCGAAACAATCAACAAAACCACTGATTACTGGGCATTCGTGAAGAACCTCGGCGGTGGTACGTCCCGTCAGCAACAGGCGTACATGTACTTTAAGGGGCTGATGGAAGGAAAGTACCTGGTCAGCGTACAGACGCCTTTTGAGTTCATGAACAATATGGCGATTGAGTCCATCGTGGCTATTCAGGGGGAGGACAGTCGTTTTATCAGCGACTTCTCGATCACATTGAAACAGATCAGGACTGTTACAATATTGAACGTACAGCAGAATGAAAGCCGATACGTCACAAGAGAGGCGACAGGACAGGAAATGATGCAAGGCCGCAGCTTTCCACAAAATCAGTCCCTATCTAATCTTGGGAACATACCCGGCTTGCCGACGATAGATGACGCCGCCGTCGACGCACTGGTCCCCCCCGGATCTTTGAACGTACCCGCAGGCGTACCGCTTAATCCCAGGGATCAGCGTGTTATAGACCTCATGAAGCAATACGGAGGTGAGTGATGCGATACCTAAACAAGATCACTGACGAAGCGTTCCAGCGGTTCGCCATGACGGGCAATCCCGGCCAGCGCATCATTGCAACCATGAGATTTTTGGCATCACAAGAACTCTGGATGATGGATCTAGAATATAACGATTTTTTCCTGAACGGAATCGTGATGACCCAGGCCCCCAATATGCTCAGGTCGTATAAAAACATCATCCCTTTTGGCCTGACCGTTCAGTCGATCGACGGAATAGACCCTCATTTTATCAATGATTTCGCAGACCAGCGATGCCGCCTGTATCTTCTGACCCCTGAAGAAGTCTTGGAAATAGAACAGGGTCTTTTTGAATGACGGACAAAAAGTTTGGACGCAGCTATAGGATAGTGATTGATCCGAAGGATGGCGGAGAACCGATCATCGTGGCGATGCCATTGACCGTTCAATTCTGGATGAAGCGCAACCTAATGTCGTCCCTGAATTATCTCAGCGTCGATATTTATAATTTAGGTCCGGCGCTGCGGGACAGGATCTTTCAGGACAGGTTCGTGGTTCGTGATAGGACCATCACGTTCGAAGGTGGATATGATTCTCTTTCAATGATGTTTAAAGGGATCATTTTTGAGGCAAATAGCTCCAGGGATGGGACCAATATCATAACCAGGATCGAAGCCCGGGACGGAAACTATGACGTTTCCACCACAAAAACATTCCAGACGATAGAAAAAGGCCAAACCCTCCGGGACGTCCTTTCATATCTGACGGGGCAGTTCCCCACCCTGGAGCGAGGCGCGATTGGTAAATACGATCAGGTTCTTGAGCGGCCTGTCGTCTTGAATGGAAACACGTACGATCTGCTGAAGAAGTACAGCGACAATGACGTACATATCGACAACAACAAGGTCTTTATTCTGAAGAGAAGCGAGGTTATTGAGGGAGAGGTTCCGGCCATTAATATCGACAGCGGCCTGCTGGAAACACCTCGCCGGGACGAAGGATTTTTGTCTGTGACAACCCTTTTCGAGCCTCGCATTACGATCAATCAAATCATTGACCTGAATAGCCAGATCATGCCGATTTATAACGGTCAGTATAAGGTTTGCGGTATACTACACCAGGGCATTATATCGGAGTCAGTGAACGGCGCATGCCGCAGCACCTTCGATCTTTGGACTGGAAACACAATATTTGAAATGGTGAAGCAGGATGGACAAGAACCTTAAATCAATCCCCGCCCCGGATCTTCCCAGCGTGGCCGATGAAATAAAGCGGGACGTGTCTCTGGCAATAAACTGCGTACAGATTGGGGTTATCCAGTCTTTTGACCCTGAAACGCAGAGGGCAAACATAGAAATCGCCATGAAGCAGATCAGCGATATCGCGGAAGACGGGACGCGCACGATCAAAGAATATCCGATCTTGCTGGAATGCCCGGTTATGGTTCTTTTCGGAGGAGTTGATTTCCTTTCCCTTCCAATCGTTCCAGGAGATAACTGCATCGTTCTTTTTAACGATCGTCAGATTGATAACTGGATGTATAACGGCCCCGGCCAGCCACCGACAATCAGCCGTGTGCATGATCTTTCTGACGGAATTGCGATCGTCGGAATCAGGCCTCTGACAAACTCCATCGGGAGCTATCTGGCGAACGGAATCCGCCTCAGCCACAATAATGCCAACAGCCAGATTGATCTGAAAGAGGATCTGATCGAAAGCATTGCCGAGCTTTTCCTGCATAATGGGGACATGAGAATAACGCGGGATCTGACGGTCGATCGGGATCTGGAAGTGAAAAGGGATTTCTACATCCGGGGCGATACATACGGCGATAGTGGAGGAACCTGGACGCTGCGCGCAGACCTCGATCAGGAGCCTGGATATGAAATACACGATGGACGCCGGGTTTCTGGCACCTTCGATACGGTCATTGTCGTTGACGGAATTGTTGTAGGGGGAAGCTGATGATTTTTCGGAACCTGACGCCAGATCATGACTGGACATTCGGCAAGGGCAGGCAGGATATGACGGCCCTAAACCAAGCGATCGGATTGAATATTAAGACCAGAATCCTAAGCTGGGTAGGTGATTGCTTTTTCGATCAAACTGCTGGTATTGACTGGATCAATCGTCTGGGTAGCAAAAACCAAAGGGCGCTCCTTGAGCTGGACCTTCGCCGCGTAATCCTGCAAAGCCAGGACGTGACGGGAATCCTGTCTTTTGATACAGTTCTGAATGGCCGCAATTTTACCGCCCGGTATAGCGTCCAAACGATTTATAGTAAGGACTTCCAAGACAGTCTGACCGTGGAGATTTAAATGCCGGATATCATCAACGCCAGCGGCCTGCAGGTAAAAACGGCGGAAGAGATCCGTCAAGACCTGGAAAACGGCCTCAGAAATATATACGGGGCCGATATCAATCTGGATCAGAATAGCCCGGATGGTCAGCTGGTCGGCATCCTGACACAGATGGCCGTCGATATACGGGAGCTAGCCGTACAGGTTAATAACAATTTCAACCCTGACCGGGCATTCGGTCGCCTGCTCGACGAGCGTGTTGTCATCAACAATATTGAGCGTAATGGCGGGACATACACGATCACCGATATCGATATAACCGTTGATCGGACAGTCACGCTGCAGGGCCTCGACGCAGCATTCAATGACATCAATGGCCAGGGATACACAGTCCAGGACAACGCAGGAAACGAATTTATCCTGATCGATACCGACACGATCACCGCTGGAACCCATTCGCTTTCATTCCGCGCAAAAGAGATTGGACGGGTCGAAACGACGATCGGTACAATCACAAACCCTGTCACAGTCGTTATCGGGGTCACAAATATCAATAATGGAAGCGCGCCGACGACCATCGGACAGAATGAGGAGACAGATGCCCAGCTGCGGGTACGTCGACAGCGTTCGGTGGCCCTGTCATCCACAGGGTATCTTAACGGACTCCTGGGGGATGTCCTGGCCTTGGATGGGGTCACAGATGCAGTTTTGTATGAGAACGTAACGAACTCCGTAGACGCCGACGACATTCCGGCGCATGGAATATGGCTGGTTGTCGAGGGCGGAGCGAATACCGATATCGGCAACATGATCTATGAGAACAAATCGTATGGTGCCAACATGAAAGGCGATGTCGATGTCAATATCGTAACCGCCAGCGGAGGCCTGTTTGTGGCAAAATTCGATCGCCCGACCGCTCAGGATCTATATATCAGATTTGAGATCCAGCGTACCGTTCCCCTGTACGTCTTTGACCTTGACAGCATAAAGCAATATATCGTCGACAACCTGATATACAGCATCGGAGACTATTCCGAGACCTCCCTTGTAACAGCTCAGGCCGTGGCCGGGATTGCCAATCAAGGCGGCGGAGGCGTTCCGATCAATGTCGAGCTGTCCGACGACGATATTGCATGGACAGACTTTCTTGAGGTTCCAACCCTCGACAGCAAGTGGACTTTGGACGTGTCCCGCATTGATATCACGGTGATATAATGGCAGATGATCAGACCGTGCAGGAAATTGTCGATTACTACACAAATCTGTTGATTATCCAGTATAACAACAAGCCAAACGCGCGCGCGACGATTTCCCTGTTCATAGAAACGCTCCTGGCGAACGGCATCCTTATTGATATTCGGGACGCCTATAACGTCGACACTGCGGTCGGGATTCAGCTGGATGTACTCGGCCTGTACGTTGGGGTAAACCGATTCTTCACGACGAACGAACCGAAGGACTATTACGCGTTCACCGACTATGTCGAGGTTGATCCTGATGCAGAAGAAAAATTCGGCTTCACGGATTACGCCAATTTTGACGATTACCAATACAACGGGACAATGAACTATAATTCAATCCTGTCCGTGGAGAACCGCCTCAGCGATGACGATTTCCGGGTCATTATCAAACTGAAGATCCTGCAGAACAATATTAACCACAGCCACAAGTCAATAGATGACGGCATGTTTAATTATTTCGGCACCGATGTCCGTCCGGACAGCCCTGGCGACATGCATATGTATTATTTTCTCTCAGAAAATATGACAGCAATTATTCTGGCGTCGATAACAAAAAGCATTCTTCCTCGTCCTATAGGCGTAGGAATCAGTCTGATTGAGAATGTTTCCGGGAAGTTTTTTGGCTTTGCCTCATATGGCAACCTTGATCCCGCCTTCACGGAAGGATTTGCCGACTACGGCGATTATGGTACAAAGGAGGGGACGTTCCTCGTGTATAATCAGATAACGGTGGTGTCCTGATGGCCCGTATACCTCGCAAGACCCAGAAAATATTTGCAAGCGCGGCAAGCAATAATGGTGTATTCGGGTCCGCAGCCGACAACACCAAAATCCTGTCAAACGACATCACTGTCATTCAGTCAAAACCAGCGTATGACGAAGGATGGCTGGAAGCAGTTATCGGGACCAAAAAATTTCCGACCCTCGAGGAAATGCAGGCCATTCAGTACATGGTCACAACCCAGATCTCGTATCTGTTCCAGGAAGGCATTTCCGAATATGACGCCGGGACAACGTATTATCAGAACAGCATCGTAAAGAAATCTGGTACCTATGAGATCTACGGCAGCATCACTGACGACAATGTCGGAAATCCACTTACCGATAACCTGAACTGGACGTTCCTTCAGGACCTTTCCGCCACAGTCGGCGATGCGACGACTTCGGTTAAAGGGATTGCCATGCTGGCGACTCTGGCCGATGTTAGGGCGAACAATGCCACCAAAATCGTCACCCCGAATCTTCTGGCCGAATGCGGCTTTATAACGGGCGACTGGAAAGGCACAACCCGGGAGACGGCGCAGGATGGCTGGGTATTTGCCTGCGGAACCATTGGCGATGCATCATCAAATGCGACCAGCCGGGCGAATGCCGACACCGAAGAGCTCTTCAAATATTACTGGAATGCCGCAGCCTACAACTACGTAGGCGTGAATGCCTCCGGAGCAGCCCTTCAGGTCTATGATTCGGCTGGGGTTGCTGTGGCAAAAGGCGTTTCCGCCGCCGCAGATTGGGCTGCGCACAGGCAGATCGCGGTCGTTGATATGCGTGATCGTGTCCCGGCAGGCCGAGGAAATATGATCGGTAACGCAGGCCGCTTGTCGGGTCAGCCGGGTGGTGTTAACGGTAATGGCCTCGGCAATTCAGGGGGGGCAGAATCGCACTCCCTCCAAGGGGTAGAAAACGGTCCTCATGATCACACGTTTACTTATTTGCAGGCCACGCCGACCGATCAGCCAGGAAGCGCCATCAGGGATGTGATCCGCCCAGGACAGGGTGGATCAAGCACATTTACGGTCAACTCTTCCGGTGGTGGTGACCCGCATAATAACGTCCAGCCGACGATCATCTGCAACTTCTTAATCAAACTGTAGGGAAAAAGATGCCAGCATTACCCCGCGTGCTTCAAAAGATTTTCGGAGGCAACTCATCAAACAACGGACAGCCCGGTTCTGCGCGCGCCGGGACATTCAATCTCACCAATAATGTGGGGACTCTTCAGGCGCTTCCTGCATGGGAGAACGGATGGAATGATATTACCTTAACGGGTAGCAGACTTCCGTGTCTTGAAGAAGATCAGGCCATAAACTATGTAGTCACGTCACAAATCGCCTACATTCTTCAGCGTGGAATACCTGAGTATGATGCAACCACAACGTATTTTCAAAACTGCGTTGCCATCGAATCCGGGACCGTCAAGCTTTATAAATCTCTGACCGCTGATAATGTTGGAAACGCTCTTTCTGATCCTGTTAATTGGCAATTGCTCGTTGACTTTGATGCTATCGTTACTCCCCCGTTTAACAATTATGCAGCCACAACTGATCCTACGGTAAATGATGACTCCGGGGACGGTTATTCTCCCGGTTCAATCTGGTATAACAGCACGGGAACGGGAGAGGCTTTCTTGTGCACTGACGCCACTGTGGGCGCGGCGAAGTGGATTAAGACCACTCTGACCGTAGACGAACTGGGAAGCGCCGCGTTCGTGAACACAGGCACGACGAACGGAACCGTTCCTTTAATTGGCGCAGGCGATAAATTAAACGCCTCTGTTCTCCCGGCTGCAACAACAAGCGCATCGGGTGCGGTTGAGCTTTCAACAGATGCAGAATTCCAGACAGGAACAGACACAAATCGCGCTGTCACCCCATCCAACATTAGAAATTCTCTATCTTTCAGCGATTTTTATGAGAGTCCTCAGCAAACCATTACGGCTGCTGGCGGGTTAACTTTAACGCATGGACTTCCAACTTCTCCTAAATTGTGCATTGCAGTTTTACAATGCACCACAGCAAATGCGGGTTATTCTGTAGGAGATGAAGTTCCATACGGTCCCTTTAATGATTACGATGGAACAAACAGCAGAGGCGTTGGACTCTTCCCGGACGCGACCAATATAGGCGTGAGATATGCGTCAACTACTCTGTCTGTTGTTCATAAATCGACGGGTTTAGTAAGTAATATAACGCTGAGCAGCTGGCGTCTTGTTGTGAGAGCATGGGGGTGAGTATGACAAAATATTTTGTTCAACAGGATGGTACTTATATCGGAGGTTTTTGCGATCTATTTAAGGATGGTCAGGTTATTTCTGATGCCGCTACTCAGAAAGTACCTCCCGGATCAATTGAGGTGCCCTTTCCTCCGGATCATGCCCATCAAAAATGGAATTTTCAGACAAATCAGTACAATCCTTTGGAGGAATAGCCATGGCCAATGTTGTTCGCATGGGAATTTGGGGGAACTAGGGATTCCTTTATGATTGTTTTCCTCGCATCTGCATTCTTCATTCTGTGCTGCTTTTCAGGCGCTCTATACGGTCGTATGGATGGCGGCGGTCCACCAAAGACGCCTGAACTTGTCGAAAGACTTCTATGCATCGGATTTTTTGTGGCCCCGGCAATTCAGGTCGGTGGATGGTGGGGACTTCTGGCGATCGGCGGAATTGTCGGTCTGGCAGTAGGCCATGGCCCCTATTTCCTTGAAAGAGTCCTGAAGGGACTGGGCGGCGATATGCCTGGTGTGGATTTCATTGTGCGTATTTTCTTTGGCCGGGACTGGCGCGCGCAATTCCCAGAAGCTTATGTTTTCACAACTGACGAAGAAATCTTTTACCAAGAATCGGTCTATAAGGGCCTTCTGACTAGAAATCTGTTCGGTCTTTTTCTGACCGGATTTCTGGTTGGACTGCCTGCCGGCCTCGTCTGCATTTTTAGTGGCGAAGTCGGGGCCGGATGCGCTCTTATGCTTACGGGACTTATAAAGGCGTGGTCTTATTGGATCGCGTCCCCGGACACTTTGCCAGCAGAGTTACTGAACGGAACGATCCGCACAGCTCTCTGTTTGGTTGTAATGGGTATAATTTATTTCCTGTAGTTAAGACGCCTCTTTTGGTACGCTTTCTTACTGAGCCACCGATGAAAGGCGTAAATATGGATCAGACAGACGACGAAAAGGCACAGCGACCGATGGAAAAGCATATTCAAACGCTCCTTCTGGGTATCATTACGGCTGTTCTTCTAGGCTCGGGGGCGATGCTCCTAAATCTTTCAAACCAGATGGCCGTCCTTACTACCAAGGTTGAAATTTTCGGGGATAGCGCAAAAAACTATGTTACGTTTGATTTTGTCGACCAGCGCAGCAAGGTCAGAGATCTTCAGTTCAATGACCTTGAAAAAAGGGTTACAAAGCTGGAGAATAAAATGGAGAAAAAAAATCCATAGAAATCCTTAAGGGGAAACAATGAAGAATTTCAACAAGACCACCTTTTTCAGCTACGCAAGATCCTCCCCGTTCGGTGGTCGCCTGACCCAGGAACAAGTCCAAGGCCTTAACGCAATAATCGACAAATTCTATAAAAGCGGAGGAACCGATCCGCGCCACCTGGCCTATATGCTGGCCACCACCTTCCATGAAACAGCCTTCACAATGCAGCCGATCACCGAGCGTGGGAAAAAGGCCTACTTCGACAAATACGAACCATCCACAAAGATCGGCCAGCGCCTGGGAAATAAGCAGGCTGGGGATGGATACAAATACCGTGGGCGTGGATACGTCCAAATCACCGGATTTGATAATTACGCGCGCTTTTCAAAGATCCTGCAAAAGCCCCTAATGCGGGATCCTGATCTGGCCCTGGATCCGGATATCGCTGCAGAAATCCTGTTCGAGGGAATGATGCGCGGCAGCACGGGAAAGGGAGATTTTACCGGCAAATCCCTGGAGGACTTCTTTGATCAATGGACCGATGATCCGATCGGAGCGCGCAAGATCATCAACGGCACCGACAAGGCTGCTCATATTGCCGAGAACTATTACGGGCCATTCCTTTCTGCCATCAACGAGGCACTGAAGCAGGAAGTCCCAGAAGACGTATCTGATGATACGGCTTCCCCCGATAAACCGAACTGGATCAAGGATAAGATTTCCTGGGGCGGCGGCATGGGATTTGCGGGGCTTGGAGGCCTTTCATTCTTCGACGGCATTTCCGGCCCCTGGGCCTTCGCAGCCTTCGCCCTGGTCGCTATTTTGGCCGCAGCGGGTATTTATTTCTTTGTTGTCGGTCGCCGGGAAGTGGCGAAGAAAGCTGGCGTTTAATGGAATTGCGTGAAAATACAACGAAAAAAATAGTTTACGACCTGATGACCGATTTTATATGGCTCACGGCGGACGATCTTTACCGGATGATCCTTCTTGAAGGATGGAGATCTACGTCATCTAATATCAATGGATCCCTGCAGAATCTTTTCGAACATGGAAAGCTTATTCGCCGAGGACAGCGCGGATCGTATCAATACATGAGGACCCCAAAAAATGCAGTTAAGATTAATCGCCCTTGCTGTCACTGTCTTGTTGATAGCCGGACTTAGTGCCGTTATTTATACCCAGAATCTTGTCATCGATCTGAAGGATAAGGATATTAAGGCGTTAAAGAAAAATCTGACGGAAACGATCGCCGCCGTCGAAGCCTGTGACCAGCAACAGAAAATCAACTATGAGGCCTCCGATGCATTCCAAAAAGAAAACGCTGCTATTCGCCGTGACAATACTCGCCTTAAGCGCCTGCTCAACAACGTGCCGGACCAGTGCATACCAATACAACAGCCCCCCGGCAGATCTGATGCAGAAGCCCCAGGGAGGCTTTCTGGCACTGGTGGAGTCATGGCTCCAGCCCTTATCGACCTCGCAACCTCCTGCGAAGAAATAGGCGCACAGCTGCGCGCACTTCAGGACTGGGTCGAGAAAAGAAATCGCAAATAAACAAAAAGGCCGCTGTGGGAAAATCCAGCGGCCTTTCAGTCTCATTAACAGGGAGTGGCGAAATATTACGCCGAGCTTTCTGTCATGTCACCAAATTTCTTGTCATGCCATAGCTTAAACATTCTCTGCATGTTCTGGGCTGCCCCCGGGTTTGTGACCCATCCAACACCGTTTTTCATGCGTATGTCTCGAAGCTGCGCGCCGCTGTATTTGTTCCGATCTCTCCAGTCCCTTGCGGTGGCCTTTCCCCGGCCCTTTCCCTTGCGCTGGGGCTTCTGTGCCTCAACAGTCGGCTGAATATCGTTCCGGACTCCAACGTGTCCGGCTGGGGCTGCCAGGGCAATCATTGCCGCTGCCATCATTGGTCTGAAAAAGCCTCTCATGCTGTCTCCTGCATAGGTGGTAGGTTTCTGGTAAAAAGATCATCCGGATAATCCACGTTAAAAAACCCGAGCTGACCTTTGCACGGAAAGAATGGTAACGGCTTTGCCTGCTCGAGAACAAGCCCCAATGGACCAAAAAACCATGGGGATTCGCTATAACGGACAATATCGGTAAAATAAGCGATACCGACGATGCCTCCCATCCCTTCACCGACATACAGATTGGGGATCCTTAATTCAGGAAACTGATCGTTTATCCAGGATGCACCAGTTTTGTCGTAGGATTTGCTGGCGTGAATCAGAAGAGGTCCACGATAACGGGGTTTATTTTTCCAATCCCTGTTTTCGATCGACTTGTGGCCGTCAATGATAGCCCAGGCCCACGGCTGTTTAATTGATAGAGCGGGAATGATCATTGCCGTTCCTTTCTGGCTTTATCGCGCGCAGCATTAATTTGCGCCATCCTTTCAGATGATCCGCCCTCTCTATCGGGATGATATTTTGCTGCCATTCGACGAAAACCAGCCTCGATCTCCTCAATTGAGGCTCCTACAGCCACGTCTAATACCTGAGACCAATGTGGTTCCGGATTGGGTAATGCCGCGAACCCGGTAAAGGCCCTCTCCATCATTTCACCGCTTCCCCAGCGTTCGATCCCGCGCAGGGCTTCAATGGTCTTTCTGATGGCCTGCATATTGTCGCCAATCGTTTTCCATTTATCGCATGCAAAACACATTGGTTTCTTTTTGTATTGAAAATAAACAGCGACACCGGGATCGGATATCTTCCCTTGCTGCGCATACGGAAGTCCATCGTTTCTGACCCGGATCATTGTGCTGATCACTGGATTTCTTCCTCCGAGCCTTCTGATTTCCTCAAGAACACCGATTTGCGCGGTGTTCTGAGTCGTTTTAAATGCCGCAGCCCTGCGCATATAGTCCGGGGTGCGTGGCTGGCCTTGAGGCCATTGCAGGGGATACGCTTCCATTATTTAGGCGCTCCCTCTTTCTCGGCCATCGTCGCCTCCAGCCATACCCGCAGAGATTTACCCGCAGCTGGTTTTTCCTTATCGATGCGCGCCAGCTCTTCAGCGTATTCATTCGCCTTCTCGAATGCATCGTTGTAGTCCTTGGCATCCTTGATCGCCTTACGGATCTGCTGCTCAAGATCAAAGACTGAGATTTCTTCCGCCTTTGGTTCTTCGGCCTTGGGTTCCGGTTTTTCCTCTGATTTTGAGGCCTCTTTTTTCTTTTCTTCGACGGCCTTTTTCAGATCTGGCTGCCCCTTGGTTTCCTTGTTTTCTTCGGCTACCTCGGGCTTATCTGCCAGGGACGTATCGAAAAAGTCTTCGACCTTTGCCAGACCGTCCTTGATCGCCGCATAGTTTTTACGCAAGGCGACAATCTGGACTGGCTTCAGCTTGTCAAACTTAAGCCCCTGGAATTTGGCCTCGATCATTGCCTGATTTACCCCAAACTTTTTAAAGGCTTCCAGCATCTTTTTGAGTGCGTCCGGGCTGGCGTCGACGCTTGTTTTGCTGGTCATGTCGCACTGTTCCAGGGCCATATCAATGATATCGCGGGGGATCAATCCTTCCAGGCAGCTGCGGACCCGGCGCATTGCCATGTTTGCCTGCAGCTCGTAAATATCCCTTTCGTCAGTGATGGCATATCCGCCGTTCGGGTTCTTCTCGCTCTTTTTCAGGTCTCGCCAGTGCCGGACAGCAAAGGTTGTTTCGCGCATGATATTGTCTTCCAGATCGACGGCATATGCGCGGATGCTGGATTCCTGCTTTGTGCTTTCCAGGACTTGCCATCCGAAACGGATATTACCCCAGGCGCGCGAAATCGCCTCCAGGAGCCTGATTGTCGGCCCCGTGATGGTCTGGCCCCCCTTGGCGTATTCGTATGTTGAAAGCTCTGCCAGCGTTGGACGGCTGCATTCCTTCAGGATCTTTTCGGCTGCCAGTTCGCTGTTACGCGGAAAGCGCTTTGCGACCTCGAATGCCGTCATGATTTCAGTGGTTGCTCGCTGGGCTTCAACCAAGACGCCGCCTGATACGTCTGCAGCAGCAGGCAGATTGCCAGCTGATGAATAGGGGTTGATTGCGCGGCTTTCAATTTTCTGTGCTTTAGTCATGTTCTTCTCTTTCTATGGTGGGGTTTAAAATGGCATTTCATCGTAGTTTTGATCTTTTGGCCCTTCGATAAGCAGGCCCTTTTCCTTGAGCCGTTTCATCATTTCATTTTCGACTGACCAAACTGAAACCGGGGTGGCCCGGAGGGATTCTGCGCGCGCCCTTGCTGTTTCTTCTGATACGGGGGATATACCGTACAATGCGCCAGCTGAAATATATTTTGTGAAGGCCTCCGCGCTATCCGTCTTCGGGACGTCAATTCTCAGCATGGGAGCGCCTGCAATACTCTCCTGGCTCACGTATCCAGCGTATTCAACATGACCCATGACTTCGACGATTGCCCAGGATTTGAAATCTGTATTTTCCATTCATTTTGCCTTTCTCTGTTTGACATCAAATCGGCGGAATGAGTATTCGTTCACGAATTTCTCTTCCACCGTTTGCTCTTTTGCCGATACGATAAAATCGCCAATGATAGCCGACTCGGCGACCCCCATCATGGCGTGGATTTCAGCTTTAATCGACTGCTTTTGTTGCTCTATTTCAGTCAATTTTCCCCTGGGTTCCTTGGCGGAATCATCCAGGGATTTCCAGGTTTGGATCAGGTCAACGGCCCTATTATTCAGGCTCAAATTGCAGGACTCCCCGATGCGCACAGCGCGAGCCAATCGTTCCAGGAGGGGGCCATCCATTTTGAAGTCTGGCGCAGGCTCCTGACCATCCGCAACGCTCCGCCAGAATTTCTCTGTTTCTTCGTCGATCCAAGCCCCGAGATCGGCATCGTATTCCCGGAAATAAAGTCGGCTCGACTGCCTGCGACCCAGGGTACCGATGCATCCAATATCGAATAATTTCTCGTTTACGGCGTCCAGATGCAGCTGCGCCTGGATCTGAAATTCATAGGCCATAGGAACGGTGTCCTTTGTCCAGCCCTCGTCCTCGCTGAAAAACTCCGCGATCTTGATTTCCAGGTCGATTATCCCCCGGTCGCGGCACCTTGCCATCATGTCGTAAGAAGACCCCAGGCGCAGGGTTGGGTGGCGCAGATATAGCCCCGTCAAGTCCTGGGGTTGCCATGCCTCGTCGTCGCATATGCCTTGACCAACAGGGATCTGCAGGCGGCGACCCCAGCGGGTGAAATTGTTATCCACGAAATCCGGCGCTACCAGCCCGGACTTTTCAGCCCAGAGGCGGTAGCGGGATTTTCTTGGATTAAGGCCGAAAAGGGCCGCTACATCTGTCGAGGTAACGTCCGCTTTCCGGGCCTCAAGCCATTCTTTTTCGGTGTTGAAATACATTACCCGCGAACCACGGCCTTTGTATCTTTCTCGATGATCGCGCCCTTCAGATCCCTTCCGCCTGCGCGAACATAGGAATTAACGGCCTGCTCAAGGGCTTCAAACGGAATATGCTGCCACAGCCGTTCGGCATCTGCCCAGAGCGCTTCGCGTGAAACAATGCTCCCGATCCATACTTCGGTGACGGAGGCCATTGATTCGTCGCCGCGAGTCCTGGACAGCGTGGCACCCTTTTCCTGGGTAGCGCGCTCGGCTTTGTTTGCATAGCGTTCCTGGCGATCAGCATCATCCTGCGCCGCAGCGGCCTCTCTGACGGCATCACGTATGATCTTGCTGCCCTGCCGCGCGGCCTCGTCGGCCTCTTTTTCGATCGCGCGCACATCCTTATCGATGGCTTTTGCATCTTTTTCAGCAGCTTTCAGCTTTTCAGCGGCCTCTTTTTCAGCCTGCTTCTGTGCTTTTTCTGCATCTTTTGCTCTCTGCTCGGCTTCATCCAGTTCGCGCTTATGCTTTTCTTCCGCTTCACGTCTTGCGCTTTCTTCTTGAAGCACCCGATCTTGCGCCTCTTTTTTCAGCCGATCGATTTCAGCCTGCGCAGCACGTTGCTTTTCTTCAGCCTCTTTGCGAATTTTTTCAGCGGCAGCCTCGGCTTCCTTACGAATGCGCTCTTTTTCGACTTCAGCGGCGGCGGCAGCTTCACGCGCTTTGCGCTCGGACTCCTCCTTCTCCCTGCGAGCTGCTTCCTCCGCTTCCCGGGCCTTCCTTGCCGATTCCTCGGCTTCCTTACGCTTACGCTCGGCCTCTTCGCGCTCAAGTCGGGCCTTTTCTTCAGCGGCGCGGCGCTTTTCATCTTCTTTTTTCTTCAAATACCGGGCCAGGGGATCCCCGACCTTGTCCTTGATTTCTTTTATTTTCTCGATTTTGGCATTGAAGAACTGGTCAATCTGGCGACCTTTTGCCAGGTGCGGAGCTTTCTCGTCGGCCCGAATCGCGTCCAGCGTCTTCTGAACACCTTGCAGATTTTTGATAAAATCAGAAATCTTTCCGGCAGTGTCATCGTCATTGACGTTTTCTGGCATTTCAGCAGATTTCTGCAGAAAATGCTCATATTGATCCAGCACGAAGGAGTGGCGGTTTTGCATCTCCTCGGCCAAAATTTGAGCATCTGATGGGGGGTTATTATCCAGGCGGGTGATTACACGGTCTGAAGTCATGGCGATTTCCTTTCATAGCCTCTGCCCTCTATCGTTCGCTGAAGCCTGCCGGGGCATCCGGCCAGTGTGCTGCGTCCTTTGGGGCATTCCTGACACGCTATTGGATTTTAAGGATTGTTGCAATAGAGCGAATGGCTATTTTTTTATTATTGACACTTTTCTTGCAATAGCCCAAATTTGCCCCATGACAAACGAGCAAGAAACGAACCGTCCCCTAGATGAACGCCTGCGCGCTGAAGCCAAGCGCCTGAATGCCACAGCTGACAAGATTGTCCGGTGGTCAAAGCGACTTTCCACCCTTCGCAATCGCAAGAAAGACCCCATGAATGAGGCGGATTTCTGCCAAAAATACGGGATTAACAAGACCCGATTTAACCGGATTAAGAACCTGGTTGAAAAATACCCGCCTTCAGACGACCTGGTCAGACAGGTTGAAAATGCCCTGAAAGATCAGGGAGTATAAGCCCATCCGGGTAAGCGCTGCAGCCCCTTAACCAGTCCTGGTTTTTTCAACACTGCAGCGCTTTCTTGGACGGGATAAGGCAAACAGCCCCGTCCGGCCTCAATCAATAGGGAAAAAACAATCATGGAATATGCAGAAATAAAGGCCCTGGCTATAAAGCTGGAGCATTTCATCACGCCTGAGTGGGCTATAAAGCGCGTTTTAGAAAAAGAAATTCTGACCAGGGACGTGATTGATCCCTGCGTAGGAACTGGCGTCTTGGCCATACATGCAGCACGGGCCGGGTATGACCTTCTCTGCTATGACATCCACGACTGGGGGTATCCATTCACATCGGTTGAAAACTTTTTACAAATTCCGCCCGAACGGCTCGGCCCTAATGCGACCGTCCTTATGAACCCGCCGTTTTCCCTGGCAACCCAGTTTGTCGAAAAGAGCTTTGAACTTGGCGCACGTAAAATCGTCATGTTCCAGCGCTGGGCATTCAAGGAAAGTGCAAAACGCCGCCCGTTCTTTGAAAAATACCCCATGGCGCGCCAGTATCTGCTCTGCGATCGGGCTGAATGCTGGCGATACGATTTACCAGTAAACGAAAAGGGAAAGCATTTTGACCCGGAAACCGGGAAGGAAATGTCATCAACCCCGACCGCACACGGCTGGTTTGTCTGGGAACGAGGACAGGAGCAGACAAATCCACCAACTTTTTCCCTTTACAAGTGAATGACCTCGATTGACAGGAGTCTTGCAACAACATACCGTTACCAAATCACGAATTACCCATCCAAAAAAGGAGATCCCAGATGGCTAAAAAAGAAATTCCATTAACCCTTGACGAAGAAAAGATCGAAAAGGCGAAGTTTGCTGGCATGCTATCCAAGCAGATAGCTGCGGCTGATACAGCCATCGGAAAGCAGCAGGCCGAATCAGCTGAGATTTCCGGCAATCTTTCCGGCGCGCTTAACCTGTTCGAAAAGCAGGGCGGTCGCAAGGATGCAATAAAAATGGTTTCCCGCTGCCTGCGGATGGAACCCGCTGATTTTGCCGATTTCTGGCGCGCTGTGGCCGGTTACGGGCTGGCCCTGGGATTGTTCGGGGAAGACGGCAAACCCGCACAGATGGACCTCCTCGAGCAGCAGGAAGATCAGCAAAAGAACGCTGACAATATCGACGCGGCGACAGCATCGGCCTCCAAGCCTGTAGTGGCATCCCCATCCATGGGCGCGGAGCCTGTTCATCACTAAAAATGCAATATCCCTATTATGAAATAATTCTTCCCCTGCCACCGAGCGTCAATGCGATGCACACCATGGCAGGGGGTTTTTTTAATCGGGGAACCCGGAAATGGGAACGCACGGTCTGCCAGTCTGAAGAGTACAGAAGCTGGCTTCAGCGCGCGGCCCTCAAATACCGGGACCGATTTCCAGGCGGCGTGTCGCATCTGACAGGGCGTCTGGCTGTTCACTATATTTTCATCTGGAGTTCTCAGGACAGGGGCTGTTATTCATCTGACGTCAGCAATCGGGAAAAGTGCCTTACAGACTTCCTGGAAAGCAAATTCTTTGAAGACGACAAACAGATCGACGAACAGCATCATTACCGCCGTATCAGTGAGCTGGGACAAAATAGGGTAATTTGCCGTATTTATGCCATCAACGATCGGCGCTACAATGATCCGGAACTGATCTTTAATCCACTTGACGAAAAGGAAATCTAACTATGCCTACAGGTACCGCAAAGTTCTTTAATCAGGAAAAAGGGTTCGGATTCATCCAGCCCGATAACGGCGGCGACGATGTGTTCGTGCATATCAGCGGCCTGCAGTCTTCGGGGCTGCAAACCCTGACGAAGGACCAGCGTGTTGAATACGAAGTCGTCCAAGACTTCAAAAATGGAAAGCTGAAAGCGGAACGCATAAAGCTCCTGGCGAAATAGTCCATAAAAAAGCCCCTCTTTGGGGCTTTTTCTTATTCAAGGTTGGATTGGGCCAAACCATCGACCATGTGGCGAATCATTTCTTTCGCTTGCACGTAGTCGAAGAGGTTGGTCCCGCTAGGCTCACGCACATATTCGGCTGGTGTTCCCTTACTACCGATGGGGTCAAACGAGATACCATTATCCGGATTGAAATTCTTAGGCAGTTTCCAACCAAGAAAGCGTTGTGTCATGTGTTCGATATCGTCTTCTGTTACTGGCATTTTATTCTCCTTCAGTTACCGTGAACCGCACGGCGCGGGTTGTTAAAGGATTGGCAGAGGCTCGCCGCATCCCCCGCTGCCGAGATCATGGCGGTGTAGATACGCTGGCATCCATCAACCCCGCTTATCTTCTCGCCGCAAAGATACGCCGCGCTGTTGTGATATCGTTGCTTCATTGCGGCGTTCAGCATCTTCTCACTAGCCACCCTCGGCACCACCACGAACTCCCCACCCTCAACCTTTGCCAGCAGGGTAAGGGCGCTGGATATTTCGTCACGATAATCAAGCACTGGCGACGTATCGTCAGAGTTTTTCAATCCATTGATCCAATATAAAGCTTCCTGCGCGGTCATAGTAACACCCCCTGATCTGACTTTTTTGCTGTCCTTGGTGCCTTCTCCACATATCGGGAATTGTAATCAGGCCAGAAGAAACCAAGCGCACCTTTGCAGGGCTTTAATTCGCAAGCTTCAGCACTATCCAGCATGAAGCAGTAATCACCGAAAAACCACGGCTGATCGGACAGGCTGACCAGATGCTTGTCGCGTATATGAACGGTATTTATAAGCCTGACTTTGCCGACTATGCCGCCCATCATGGATGCCCACTGTTCACCATTCGGCAATTCTATATCGGGAAAATGATCCTCAATAAACCACAGGGCTTCTTCGTCAAATTTCTTCCCGGCATGTATAAGGAACTCGCCACGATATGTTGTGTCCCAGTCGCGGTTTTCTACGGCCTTATGGCCGTTCACGATCAGCCATGCCCATGGTTGATTTACTGATAGTGCTTTCATCCCTTCACCCCCATCAGCCTGTCGATGATTGCCAAGCCTTCTTTTGCTAATTTCTCAACGAGGTCAGCCGACAAAGTGCCGTACTGGCATCCGATGCTATCTTCTGCGTATTGCGTCAACTTATCAAAAATATCACCGACCTTCCCCAACTCCGCATTATCGTGGGACAGGGCATCCCCCATCTTCGTATCGGCTGCGGTGTTATCCCCCCTCTTGGCATTGTCAGCGGTGAGGGCTTCTAAGGCGCTCTCCGGGTAAATTTGCACTGATCCGGTTTCCAATTCGCTCTCAATGGCGTAACCGATAGGCGTACATGACGCGCTATAAAACCCGACAACATGACCATGCCACTGGCCTTTATTGCCAATCTTGCGAACACGATCACCGAGTTTGAATTTACGATCACCCCCGCCACAATCGCCATTGAGGGCTTGCTCCACAGAATCCTTAGGTTTACCAGCGAGGGCGGCTTTTGCCATTTCCCTGATCTTGACGATGAAGTTTGAAATCCTCTCAATCCGCTGCGGTTCATCGCATTGGACTTTAATAATCATTAAATCTCGCAGGTAGTCTGGTAGCGCGCGATCAGTTATAAATTCTGCCAAACTTTTGTGTACGGTCTGGCAATCACTATCATCCTTGTGTACGGCAGAAGGCGCTTTGTCGGACGCTAACCTATGACGAACTGAATCAATCCTGATAACCGTTGTTTCAAGGATTTCCTTCACTGGCCCGGATGAGAGCACACCGGGCTTTATGTCGGATATAATAGCTTCCAGCGTGTCTATAATTTTTGACAGCGCAACCAGAGCCGCATCCCCCGCTGGCTTTTGCGTGTCCAGCGCGGATTGGAGGATGGTGCGGATTGTCTTCCAAAACGGCAGACTATCTTCTAAGTCCTGTTGTGTGCCTTGTTTATGTATCTGGCTGATATTGCTTTCGACAACTGCCAAAGCATCCCTGATCTGCGATTGTGTCGCGGTCATGATAAAACCTTTCTATTGGGTTCTTTGTGTTCGTGCGGATGTTCCGGATAGCCGCGTAAAACAACTTTGCTGCATCTCACGCACTTATAATAATCGCACCCTGAGATCGTGTACGGGTGCCAAACCCATTCAGTATGGCTTGGCGGCATATACCACCAGTCATGTAGCCCGATCTTGCATAAAAACCTTTTGAACATCTCACTCCCCCTTCGTGTACGGTTGCAGCAACGCGATAGCATCCTCTGCCACTTCGACAACAACGGCATCACCGTCTTTCCCCTGCCAGCCTTCGAGGTATTTCAGAAAATACATAATTTTATCCAGCGTTTTCCTCGGCACCGCCACCATGTCGGATTGCGGGTCTATAACCTTGACTGATTTCCGCAGAGCATTACGCATTACGCCTTGCTCTTCGCTTGATAGGTGGTATTGATCGGAAGGGGTGCGGGTGTTCCAGCGTTCAATTGCTTGCTCAAGAGTTATATCGTCACCGATTACGGTCATTTTCGTACCGCAACCCTCGCAATATATTTCCTCTTTTTTCTGCGAATATCCTCTGTCGCCATGATGGAAAGATGACCATGTTTGATGCTTTGCGTTTCCAGCACAAAACGGACAGGCATCAGGGCAAGGCAGTAAATCAGTGTCGGTCATTTTTTATCCCCTGCAGATAACAAAGACTGCGTCCCATAACGTTGATTATATCCGATCGTCAGGAGCTGGACACAGATGGCGGAAAGTGAAACGCCTTCTTTCTCAGCAGCGGCTTTCAGCTGAAATTTCATATTTGGGTTTGGCAATGTAACCCCAATATAATGAAGATTATTATATTCCGTATGCACGGTGGGGTTCTTGTGACGATACATTATTCCAGCAACCGCTCCCTTGCTTATACCGTGGATATCCGCAATTTCACTGTAAGAATATCCCTTATTGTGAAGATCAAAAAAATTGGTAATCATTTTTTCTCTGTCTTTTTTTTTGCTCATGACTCTTTCCCTTCATAGGTTGCTGAAACGACATTCGGATTGTTGCGCTGGCGATCGATAAAGCGTGACGCCAGGATCTGGGTTGAAAACGGGATCCGTTCAACCAGATCTTCGGCATTCTTTTCCGGCTTGTATTCGATCTTGACGATATGGCGTTCAAGTTTCATAGCGACCTCACTTCTGGGTAGCCGTCATGGATAACACCGTCCAAAGATCGGCCAGATTTCTTTATCGTCTGCTGGTTCACTCCGCCCCATTGTTTGAACAGGAATGGGACGCCTGCCTCCTGGCACTGATCCCGAATGCTGCGAAACCAGTCAGGATTGCTGAACCTGAAATCCGCACCGGATTCCCCGCCTGCTATGACCCAGGAAATTGAATTTCTGCGCGGATGCTGGATCGTCCCCTCGCTATGAGTTCCATCATCACCTCTGGAATCTGTGCATCCGCTGCAGTCCCCATACGGCGATTTAGTCAGCCACGGTCTGATATTCACAGCAGATAAAAGCGGTTCCATGCTCAGGCCGTGAACGACCGCAGGCACAGACAATAAAGACCATATTCGCTTATCTGCTTCCGCTTGATTTTCAACGGTCGTCATAAGCCAAACATTCTCATAACCGTATATCCAGTCCAACGGCAGCATTTTTGCAATATTCTGCGGACGCTTTGTCAGCAGCAACCAGTCAAGATGCGGGGTTTCCCTGATCAGCTGCCAGAGATCTGCGCGCCATTCTGGAAGAATGCTCTTATGGTTGTCGAAGACATCGGCCAGGGAAGAGCAAAAAACACGGTATCTGACGCCATTTTTTTCGGCCTGCTTATTCCATTTTCTGGGAAGATTCCAGTTTTTTTCACCAGTTCTTTTTCTGTCTGCATGAGGCCCCCAGTGCTGGCCGTTGTGGTACCTCGAATTCCATTCAGCTGCATAGCAATTATCGCATGCAGGCGATATTTTCGTGCATCCGAACCACGGATTAAAAGTGTGGTGCGTCCATTCGATTCCTGAATTCTCAGCCATTTTTTTCCCTTTCGATAATAGATGAAACCCTGGTCAGGAATCCATCCTTGACCAACTTGTCCGACAAAAAATCAGGCAAGAGAAATTCTTCCCATAGACCGCGCCGGAAAACAAAAGCGTTCATGTGGCGGTCTCCGCGCTCGGCCTTTTTCACATACCGATGATTGCCATCGACGATCGTTATTTCGTCAGATCCATTTAAAATCCCCCAGGATATAGCGATCGCTGGACGCTGAAGATACGGATTGACCAGGCGTTGCAGGCGCGGATCTTCTATACCGCTGTTCGATCGCAGATAGGCAGCCACCTCCAGATCCAGCGGGAGTGTGGTGGGGATCAACACCTCGCTGAAAAGAGGATCTTTATGGTGCTTAAAGGCAAATTCCGTCATCGTTTCCACCAGGAACGTACGCGATTTATTCGTATCATTTTCAAGATGCGTGAAAATCTGCTGCGGGTTTTTTACCTCAATTCCCAGGACATTCATTCTTTCCCCCATTGTTCAGCCATAGCCTTAGCTATGCCTCTAAAAAATCTTGATCTTTCCTTTTGACGATCTGGCCCAGGAGCCATCCGCCAAACTCTCGCTTCAACTCTGGCAGGTTTTTCAGCCACAAGCGGCCTCAACGGAGGCAGGTTTTTCAGCCACAAGCAAACGGCTTTTGTTTCATTATCTCCAAATTGCCAAGGCTGTATGACTTGATTATGCCGGGGTAGATTTGCATGTTTATGCTGAATAGGATTTTCCACTGCGATTTTTTCTATTTTCGCATCCAGAAGTCTTTTAAAGAAATTTGCCCCGTCATACATTTTTTCCCATCGACCTTCCTGCTCATAAAGCCATCGGACTCCAGAGTTTGCTAGGTAAGTGCAAGGAGGATGCGCGATCATTAAATCCCAATCTTTATCAAGATGATTAAAAATATCGTCTTGAAAATGAAATCTATCATCACCCTCTGTTGGCAATATGTCGCAAGACCACGCATCATGCCCTATTTCTCGGAAAGCGTCCCTGACCATTGCTGAATATTCACAAGCTACAAGAACTCTCATTTTTTTGCCCTTTCCTCGATCCATTTCCTGGACGGCCACCAATGCGTCTCCCTGTCACCGAAGGTTCCGCCCGTGACCATGCTGCGCCAGCCCCAGCGCTTCAGGATTGATTGCATTTGGGGAAGTGGAGCGATGACGACCGGGCGAAATCCGGAGGCGCAGATATCGCTGATCATGGTACCGAATATGCCATTACCCGGATCAGCAGAAATGACGGCGACGATCCGGATCTTGTTCCCGTCCTGGGATATGACGACAGGGCCGTCCCAATCCACTTCTTTCAGCCAGAAATAATCCCCGAAATTCAGGGGCTGATAACCCAGCGCCTCTTCGCGGCGGCGCATGACAACGTCTGGACCGTATTCAGCGCATTCGCTTATGGTGTCCAGAATTTCGTCCAGCAAAGAATCTGGATCGCGTGTCGCATCAATGCAGCGTTTCGGCAAGCATTGCAGGGTGCTGGTACCGTTCGGCATACGACCGTGGTTAATAAAATCAGCTTTCATTTTTAGGCTCTTCTTTCTCGATAATTTCGGAACGCTCCGCATATGGGATGACAAAATCAGGAGTCACCGGGCATTTTATGCGCGCCGGATACATGCCGCTTTTGTCTTCAAAAATTCCCATGCCATCCTCCATCGACAGCAGGATCATTTTGTTTCTCGGCGATCGCGCGTGGCTATATGCTCCCATGATCATGATGACCTCCAGCTTTTGACATGCCTTGCACTGCTTTCTGCTGTGAAGGTCTTATCGATCAAAGGTCTAAGGGCCGTAAGATCAATAAATTCATCCGCCTGCCTGCGGATAGACTCGGCTGCAACGGGCGGATTGGTTTCCTTCGTGCTGATGATCGTGACCTTGACACCCTTGCGCTGCACAGCCTCGATCAGATAGCGGAGATTGCCGTCCCCGGAGAAGATAACGATTTCATCGACCCGGTCGGCCATGTTCATGACATCGACGGCCAGCTCAACGTCCATGCAGCCTTTAACCCGGCTGCGTCCATTCGCGTCGACAAATTGTTTGGCCTCCTTGGACACAACCGTGAATCCATTGAAGTCCAGCCAGTCGACCAGTTTATTCAGGCCAGCATATCCGTCCTCGTCGGCAAGGATCGAGGTGTAATAATAGGCCCGGACGAGATCGTATTTTGCGCGAAAGAAATCGAGAACCTTGCGGAAATCGATATCCATTCCGATCATCTGCGCAGCCGCATGCAGATTGCTGCCGTCGATAAATACGGCTGTTTTATTTGAACGTTCTGACATTTTTCTCAGCTTCCTTGAATGCGTTATGAAGGGTGAGTCCGGCCACCACGACCAGGCTCATGATTAACAGCCAGCTGCCAAACGCAGCCAGGATAATGTGGGTTTCGTAAGTCATGGCTGCGATTCCTCCGCCTGGTCTTCATAGTCAAAAACCAGCGATCCAGGGTTCGAAATGACCGATGCAACTTCCTGATAAATAATGATGGATCTTTCCATTGACTTTGAACATAAGGCGCGCGCTTCTTTTATCGCAGCCTCCTTTGAATCAAAGTCCTCATAATTAAAAGTTCCTTGATCGAACAGCTTAAATTTCATGATTTTTCCTTTCAGGTTTTGGGAAGGGTGGATCCCCGTGCGGGGGACCATTGGGGAGGATATCGCACGGGGATCCTGACGAGCCTTTCGTTACTCGTCCCCATGGATAATAAGCTGGGCCAGGTCATGGCGGAGCCAGTCAAGATAGGCAACCAGCCCCTGAGTCTCATTCTCAACTTCAACCAGTTCGCCATCGTCATCCTCTTTGAAGATTATATTGCCCTGCTCAACGTGCCAGTCGGTGTAACCGACACGATCAGCTGCAGCAATACAGCGTGCCAGATGATCGGCATTCTCTATCGTCCACGTCTTGCGTGGGAGGAGGTGGGGGACTTCGGTGATGGTCAAGGGGAAATTATAGGTCATTTTTATTCCTTTCAAATCGCGTTGTTCAAATCAATGACGGTAAATTGCAGGAAATCCGGCAACATTGCAACCCCATAATTGACCATTTTCTCGCAATTTTTGACGAATGGCGGATTTCAGCCGTTTTTCCCGGGGGCCGATTTGGGGACAACCCTGGGGAAAAGAAATTGCTTGAATCAGTGCATTTTTCAGGCATGCTGATCCAGCTGGTGGGAGTCATGACCCCGCAAGCCCGACCCTCTTTTCTCGTTTTTCCGGAGCCAGTCGGGGCCAGCTGTCAACTTTAAGGAAAAACCGTGTCAAAGTCAGAAAAGCTTCCCTGGATTAAATGGTACCCCGCAGATTTCGAGGCCGAAACAACACTCCGCTTTTGCAGCTGGGAGGCTGGATTCCTCTGGGTCAAATTGCTCGGCCTTATGCATTTCAGCCCCCAGCGCGGGTACCTTTTAAAGAAAAACGGGGAGCCGTATACGGAAGCGGATCTCGTCCAAACGATCAGCGGGGCCACCGAACAGAAGATCCGGGATTGCCTTTTCCAGCTCGAAACGCATGCCGTTTACAGCCGGGATCGGAGGGGGGTTATATATTCCCGTAAGATGGTAAAAGACGAAAAACGCGCCATGAATTTGAAGAAGGAAAAAACGAAATTCAGAGATAAATCGGAGATAAAATCGAGAAAAATCGAAGATAAATCCGACTTAGGACTTGCTGCAACCAACGGAGAAATAAAGGAAATTCCCCACTCGGATAAGCGAAGTGTGGTATATCCAGAGGCCAGAGGCCAGAGGCCAGAGGCTAGAGAAGAAGATAAACAACAACAGCATTCTATGCCGCGAGGCCCCAGCCCGGACACGATGGCTGCTGTTGCTGTTGGAAAACAGATCTCCAAAATCACAGGCTGGGAAAAAGATCCAAACTGGTTCGGGGACTATTCCCGAATCGGTGCCTGGATCGCAGAGGGCTTTGACCCGGACCTCGACATCCTGCCAACAGTTCGCCGGATCATGAGTTCCCGCAAGGACGCCCCGAAGAATTTAAAATATTTCGAGCAAGCGATTGCCGATGCCCACGCTCAACGCCTTCAACCCGTAGCCAAAGGAAACCCAGAAAATGCTCAACGACCTGTTCGAACCTCAACAGCCACCAACACCCTCAGCCGAAGCCAGCGCGCAGACGCAGCCCTCCAACGAGCCATCGACGGCGACGACACCGAAGACGAAGCTTAACACCCCCTGGCACAAGGAACTGAAGCGCCTGCTCCAGCGATCCTTCGATACGCTCAACAGCTACCGCTCGCCCGATGCGCTGACGAACGCCATGTTCGTTTTTTCCGAGACGCTCGACGGGCATGCCATGATCGATATCGCCCACGCCTTCAAGGAATGGACCAAAAACAACCAGGCATTCCCGACCCCCGCCGACATCCGCACCCTGGCCGATCATTCCAAGGCCATGCGTTTGTCCAAGGTCGGCGCATACCTCCCAAAGCGCTGGATCCAGGTCATCCGCGATCTGGACACCAACGAGGTTCTGGCCGAGAATTTGCACCCGCAGGACGCGCTTTCCCCGGTGCAGATATCCAATCAATTTCCCGGCAGAAGGGTTCGAGTCGGCATGAAAAAGGAATAAGACACTGTAATTCAATGATATTTTCAACGTGTTGATTTTCGGAAACGACAGAGGTAATAATAAAACTATGGGAAAGCCAAATGCACCAGCTGCTGCAGCAGCTCAAAAACTTGAATTCCGCGAAACGCGCGAACTCATTCCGAACGCCCGAAACGCGCGAACTCATTCCGAACGCCCGAAACGCGCGAACTCATTCCGACAGTCAGGTCGAAAAGATCGCGGCATCAATCCGCAAATTCAAGTTCCTGAACCCGGTCATCATCGACGGGAGCAACGGGATTATCGCTGGCCATGGCCGCGTACTGGCTGCGCAAAAGCTGGGGATGGAAACCGTCCCGTGCATTCTGGCAGACCATCTGACCGAAGCGGAAAAGAGGGCCTACATGCTGGCCGATAACCGCATAGCCACCGAGTCGGGCTGGGACAAGGATCTGCTGTCCATCGAGCTGTCCGAGCTGCAGGGAATGGATTTTGATCTGAGCTTCACGGGATTTGACGACCTCGAGATCAGCCACCTGACAGCCCCGAAGAATCCTGGTACCGGAGACGATGACAAGGCCCCCGATCTGCCTGTTTCCCCCGTCAGCAAGGTCGGCGATGTCTGGCTGCTGGGCGACCACAGGGTCATGTGCGGCGATAGCACCGAGGACGGTCAGATGGCGATGCTGATGGCTGGCGGGCTTGCTGATCTGGTTTTCACCGACCCGCCGTACAACGTGGCGTACGAGTCCAATCGGCATGTAGGCGGAGAAAACCGCTTCGGGGGCCAGATCGAAAACGACTCGATGTCCGATGCCGAGTTTGACCGCTTCCTGTCTGATGTTTTTGACGTGGCAAAGGACGTCATGCGGCCACTGGCCTGCATCTACGTCTGTCATCCGGACAGCCAGACCGGGCCTAAGCTGGCGTTCGAAAAGACCTTCGGCGAACGGTTCAAGAAATCATCGACCATCATCTGGCTGAAGCAATCAGCAGGCATGGGCTGGCAGGATTACCGCGCCCAGCATGAGCCGATCCTGTACGGCTGGAAAGACGGCAAAGGGTCGCATTTCTACTGCGGTGACCGGGCCAAAACGACCGTCTGGAATATCGGCAGGGATGCTCAGGCCAACTACGTCCATCCAACCCAGAAGCCTGTCGCGCTGCCGCTGGAGGCCATCGAGAACAGCAGCCTCGGCCAGCAGATCGTCCTCGATATGTTCGGCGGTTCTGGATCCACGCTGATCGCTTGCGAGAAGTCCGGGCGCAAGGCACGCCTGATGGAATACGACCCGAAATACGCCGATGTCATCGTGCGCCGCTGGCAAACTTTCACCGGCAAAATGGCAACCCGCGAGAGCGATGGTGCTTTGTTCGATAGCCTTAAACCTTAACCCGATTACGCGAGAATCGAGGCAGAAATGCCCCAGCCCCCTAAAGACCCCAGCAAACCGAAAAAGCCCACGAACCCGAAATGTCTCGCCACGCTGCAGCCTGCTCCGCCTTGGAAAAAGGGCCAATCAGGAAACCCAAAAGGTAAGGCCAAAGGTACGCGTAACCGCGACACCATCCTCCGCGAAATGCTGGCCCTGACCCTGAAGAAAAAAGGCGCAGACGGCAAAATGGCCGATGTCGAGCATCCCCTGGACCCGAGCCGGAAATCGATCACCGTGGAAGAGGGCATCAATGCCGCCTTGGTCAATCGCGCGCTGAAGGGCGAAATACGCGCCATCCAGGAAATCCAGGACACCCTGTACGGCAAGATCAAGGAAACTAAAGTACTTGAGAACCCCGATGGATCCGCGCTAAAAATGTCCGCAGGCCTGAACGCCGAGCAGGCGGGTAAAGCCTATTTCGCCATGATCGCTGCTCTCAAAGAAGGGGAAAAGAAATGAGAAACAGAACCGCATCCACCACCGTATTTTCCGTGAAGGACGCCGTACGCTTGCGCCATCAAGGGGTGAAGGATTTTATCGCCACAGATCCTAAGCTGCTGCCCGGACAATGGTACCACCGGAACAATCCCGACAAGATCAACGAAATCAGCATCGGCAAGACATGCTTCGGAGGTGCGCGATGAACGCCGTCTGGGATTGGGTCTTGATACTGATGATCGCCGGAACGAATGTCGTCGTCCCAGGAGACAAGGGGATGCTTCTGCCATCACAGCAGGCCTGCATCCGGGCTGAAGCACAGGTCCAGAAGAGAGCCAGCCACGTCAATGCCATCTGTGTCAAAAGATCCACGAAAGAAGTCTTTGACGTCTTTCCCATTAACGGCTAAAAATATTCCTGCGATCTGGGCGTAGCGCTCCGAGGTAAGAGGGTGACGGGTAAAACCGTTGCCCTCTTGCTTATTGTGGCAATTGCCAGGAATCTGTATCTTTAAATCATGCAATGGCCTCCGGATTTTTCTAAAGAGTTTTATCGACGCGCGCGCTTGCTGGAATTGCTGACCAGTGACGAGGCTGCAATGGCGCAGGCGATGGATTACTATCGATCCGGCTGGAAGGGCTGTGTGGCATTCATCAACGATTGGTGCATGACATACGACCCCCGTCAAAAGTCCCCCGTCCCCAAAACGATGCCGTTTAACCTTTTCCCCCGTCAGGAGGAATTGGTCCAGTTCCTGTACGAATGCTACGTCGACGGCGAAGACGGCTTAATCGAGAAATGCCGGGATATGGGTGCCACCTGGGTATGCGTTTGCTTTTCCGTCTGGCTGTTCTTGTTCGTGGAAGGCGTGTCGATCGGCTGGGGATCCCGGCGCGCCAATCTGGTCGACGAGCTGGGAAACCCCGACAGCATATTCGAGAAGATGCGTATCGTCCTCCGCAGCCTGCCGCCGTTTTTCCTGCCAGAAGAGTTCGACATGGAAAACGATGCCCCGAGTATGAAGATCCTCGCGCGCAAAACCGGGGGTAACATCGCCGGGGAAACCGGGGACCAGATTGGCCGTGGCGGTCGTTCGACGATGTATTTCAAGGACGAGTCAGCCCACTATGAACGCCCTGAGAAGATCGAGGCGGCGCTGGGGGACAATACGGACGTCCAGATCGACATTTCATCCGTCAATGGTACCGCCAACGTGTTCTATAATCGCCGGAATGCGGGGGAAGAATGGGAACCTGGCAAGGCCATGCCGAAGAAAAAGACCCGGGTGTTCATCATGGATTGGCGGCACCATCCAGGGAAAACGCAGGAGTGGTACGATGCGCGCCGGAATAAGGCCGAAGAGGAGGGCATGCTCCACCTGTTTGCCCAGGAGGTCGATCGGGACTATGCGGGGGCCGTGGATCGCGTCATCATTCCTGCCCAATGGGTCAAGGCCGCAATCGATGCCCATGTGAAATTGAAAATCCCGGTCGAGGGCATCAAGTCGGCCATGCAGGACGTGGCGGATGGCGGCGGCGACAGAAACGCCCTGGTCATGCGGCACGGGATTGTCTGCTTTTATGCCGATCACTGGGGCGGTGAGGCCGGGGACGCTGCCCAGCGCGCGGTACCGGAGTGCCTGGAGAACGGGATCAAGGAGCTGTATTACGATTCAATCGGGGTCGGGGTCGGCTTCCGCGTCGAGGTCAGCCATATGCGTGAAAACGGGACATGCCCGGAAAGCCTGCCGCTTTACCCCTGGAACGCAGGCGCAGCCGTCCTGGATCCCGACGACCCGGTTATCCCCGGAGACAGCCGATCGATCACGAACAAGGACCAGTACGGCAACCTGAAAGCCCAGGCATGGTTTCGGACCCGGACCAGATTTTACAAAACCTATCAGGCCATAACCAAGGGAAAGAAATTCCCGCCCGACGAGCTGATCAGCATTTCCAGTGAAATCAAGTGCCTGGAGAAGCTGGTCCGGGAGCTGTCCCAGCCAACCCGCAAAAAGAACGGCGAAGGGAAAACGATTGTCGACAAGGTGCCGAATGGAGCCAAATCCCCGAACCTTGCTGATGCTTTTGTCGCTGTGTATAATCCCTGCAGAGAGATCAGCATTTTTGACGTGGTCTGACAGCAGGAAAGGAACGGGATTCAATGTCCGAACGTACTGGGAAAGAGCTTCAGATCAGAAACGATGAGCAGATCCTGAACAGCCTCGGAAATCTTGCGTCATCCCTGACAAATTACGGGCTTTTCCCGATGGGGGGATATGGTACCCAGCTGTCGCAGGCCGATACCATGTGGATCAATAACCGCTGGTACCTCATTTCCAATATGCGGCAGATGATCTCGGAAATGTACGTCGAGCATGGAATCGTACAAACCTTGGTCGATCAGCCCGTCGACGATGCCTTCCGCAGCGGGGTTGTTCTCAAATCCGGACAGCTCGACCCGGAAGATCTTGAAAAGCTGATGGACTTCTGCGAACGCCGTGGCGTATTTCGTTCCATCATTCAGGCAGCTAAGTGGGCGCGCCTGTATGGCGGCGGGGCAATCCTGATCATTACAGACCAGGATCCGCGCACACCTCTGAACCTAAAGGCCATCAACGAAAAGACGCCTATCGAATTCAGGCCCGTCGATATGTGGGAGCTTTACCACAACAGGCTTAACCGTGAGGGCGACATCGACCCGCAGGACGAGGAGTTCCTGGACTCGGATCAGCCTTTTGATTATTACGGCCACAAGATACATCCTTCCCGCGTCTATAGGTTCTTCGGAAAAGAGCCTCCTTCATTCATTCGTCCGCGACTGCGGGGCTGGGGAATGTCTGTCTTGGAAAAGGTCGTCCGGACATTCAATCAGTACCTCAAGAACCAGAACGTCATTTTCGAGCTGATGGACGAAGCAAAGATCGACGTCTATCGCATGAAGGGATTTAACGAGGCCCTGCTGACGGCTGGTGGCACCCAGAGGGTATCCAATCGCATCCAGCATGCGAACATGATCAAGAATTATAACAGCGCTCTGACCATGGACATCAACGACGAGTACGAGCAGAAGGAAATGACCTTCACGGGTCTGGCCGAAATGCTGGTCCAGATCCGCCAAGGGCTTGCAGCCGATCTGAAAATGCCAATAACCAAGCTGTTCGGTATCAGCGCAGCCGGGTTTAACGCTGGAGAGGACGACATCGAGAATTATAACGCCATGATCGAGGGCGAGATCAGAGGCCCGATCAAGTATCAGGTCATCGACATTGTGACCATCGCCTGCCAGAAAGTCTTCGGGTTCATGCCGGATGATCTAAAGCTGGAATGGCCGTCCCTTCGCATCCTGCCTGCTGACCAGGAAGAGGTCGTTAAAAATCATGAATTCAACCGGATCATGGCGTCTTACAATTCCGGCCTGGCCGAGGGAAAGGAAGCAAAGCAGGCCATAAACCTCGGCGGTCTGTTGCCGATCGAGCTGGATGAAAGCACGGACGCGCTGCCACCTGTCGAAGGAGACTATCTGGTTGGCGGCGGCGACGAGGTAGAGAACAGCAAGGACGAGAAAGAAAAGACCATTGTCCATGTATACGATGGCAAGGGCCGTAAAGTAGCAACCCGGGTGGAATAATGAAACGCGTCGAAGTCGAAGGCGATGTCCTTGAATTTCCCAATGAGGTAACTGACGAGCAGATCGATCGGGAAGTGAAAAAGCACCTGAAGATCCAGCCGAAGGTCGATCTGCCAGATCCTAATCCCCTGCTGAAGGAAACGAACAAGGCTATTTCGGAGGGTTTTAAAAAGCAGCTAGACGCCATAAAGGCCGCTGGCGTTGCCATGAAGGCAGCCGATCTGACCCCGCACCTGGATGCAATCCGTGAAGCGATCCGGTCCATACCGAAGCAAGACGACAAGAATATGGTCGCCTGGATGGCCAAAATATCAGCTCAGATCTCTGCCATTAAGCCTGCTGACACCCGCGCTCTGGAAAAGAAAATCGACGATCTGTCAGCCAAAATAGACAAGCTCATAAATGCCGTATCGTCTGAAAAGGTCATCGTGCGCGACAAAGACGGGCGACCGATCGGAGTAAAGGTGAAAAATGGCAGATAGATATTGGAGGGGCGGAAGCGGTACGTGGAATGGTGTCAACACGACGAACTGGTCAACCACATCTGGGGGCGCTGGCGGCGCATCGGTTCCAACTTCTGGCGATAATGTTTTCTTCGACGCGAACAGCACTGGAACGTGCACGATTGCTGGTACCGTCCCCTGCGCCAATCTGAACTGTACGGGATTCACGGGGACCATCGCCCAGACAGGAACAACGGTCATTCAGGTGTACGGAAATCTGACGCTCGTTTCGGGAATGACGTACAGCCCGGGCGGATCTGCTTATATCGAAATGGCCGCGACCACGACAGGCAAAACGATCGACACAGGATCGAAGAACACAAATATAAGATTCAGCGGAATTGGCGGCGAATGGATACTTCAGGCCAATGCAAGCTCAAGTGTTCTTTGGGATCTGCGCGCCGGGACTCTTGATACCAATGGGTTCACGTTTACAGTGGCCGGTTCAAGTTCACAGTTCATCACCACGAACGGAACGGACACAAAGGTTCTGAATCTCGGATCATCGACAATTGCTATGGGGAATCAGACTGCGACACTAGATCTCACTGGATCAAGCCTGACAGTGAACGGATCCGGCGCATCTATAACGTCCACCGCGACCAGCGTCACCCAGAATATTCGACTGGGAGGAAACAGCTTCCTTTCATTCTCAAGCTCAACACTGACGACTGGCTCTATCATAATAACGGGAGACAATACGTTTGGGACGCTGAATATGTCAGCGGCGTCTAGCGTTTCAACCGGATCGTATGTCCTAGGCGGAAACCAAACAGTCACTGGCACATTCACCCTGAGCGGCGGCGGGACCGACACGCAGCGCATTCTACTGACATCTGATACCCCGGGAACTCAAAGAACAATCACGGCAGCAACTGTTTCTGCTGCACGATGCATAATTCAGGATATGGTCGGCGCAGGCGCTGGGAACTGGAATCTGTCGGCCATCACAGGCGGATCAGGTGACGGCGGGAATAATTCCGGCATTACCTTCACGGCTGCGGCAAGCCAATATTGGGTCGGGGCGGCGACCACATGGACTACAGCGGGCAGATGGGCAAGCTCTTCAGGTGGCACCGGAGGAACGGGCCGCGTCCCTCTTCCACAAGATACGGCGATATTCGACGCCAATTCATTCGGTGCAAACGGCGGCACCCTGTCAATGTCAATTGGCTATGTATCAAACATTGATATGTCGGCAATCGTCAACACCGTGACAGTGAACAGGGCTACAAACGTGATGCGATTTTTTGGCGACATGATCTATAGCAACAATGTCACGCACTCGGGAACAAACACTGCAAGATATTTCGGAAGAGGAACGATTTATCTTTCCACGGGAACAAACCCGATTACTACCCCTGTGATTGTGAACATGCCAGCCAATGACGTTCTGTATCTTTCATCGGACGCATATTTCGGGTCTTCTTTTGCTGTTGACACTGGGACATTCGATAGTGCCGGATTCGATATCAACACAAATAACCAGCTCCAGGTTGTGAACGGAACTGTCTATTTCGACGAGATCATTGGTTCAGCGGGGGCATTAATTACCGCTGCCAGTGTATCGACTGCTCCGACGATTACATTGAGAGGCCCGGTAAATCTGGCTGCTGGTTCTAATTCAACGTTTGGCAGCACCCCCAGAGATAACTACAACATGTACGTCAATGATAATGTCGTCATAGGAAGCAACCTGAATTTCAACGGCGGAAGAATTACAGTAAAAGAAGGAAAGAGCCTGTCGGCTGCAAATATTTACATCGCTGGAGCATCTGGCGCTGGTGGCAGCGGTGGGGGCCTTAAGCTGATTGGTCGAGGAGGCCTGGTCTAATGTATCTCGGTGATTTCCCAGTCGGCGGTGTAGTCGATTTCAATTTCACATCACGGCAATTTACAACAGGTCAGCCTTTTCTTCTGGCCGGAACGCCTTTGGTCCGGGTCTATAAATCCAGCGGCACGACCGAAGATGACAGCGGAATAACCCTGACGACAGACTTTGACTCGGTCACGGGCCTCAACCATGTGACCATTGATCTCAGCGCAGACGGGACATTCTATGCGGCAGGCAGCGAATGCTCGATCGTTCTGACGGCTGGTACCGTTGACGGCGTTTCTGTGGCCGGTGAAA